GTCAGTTATTTAATATAACACCCGCTGACACCCCGCTGCTTTCCATGATCGGTGGGTTAACCGGTGGCAAGCCCACCAACCAGAAAGAGTTCGAATGGCAGACTTCTGATCTTCGCGATCCGGAAATTCCTGCCGTTTTGGAAGGCGCCAACGCACCAACCGCTCAGGCTCGCACCCGCTCGAATGTTACTAACATCGTGCAGATTTTCCAAAAGAAAGTCGAAGTTTCTTATACGAAGCAAGCCGCTGTTGGACAGCGCGATGGATTGGCAACAGCCGCCGCTAACCCGGTGGGGAACGAAATGAGCTGGCAAATTGTGCAGGAGCTGAAGCAACTGGCACGCGACGTGAATTACACTTTCATTCGCGGCGCTTATGCGAAGCCTGCCGATAATGGTACCGCACGAAAAACCCGCGGTTTGTTAGAAGCCATTGTTACAAACCACATTTCCGCACTTTCCGATGACGAAACCCCGGTGGCGCAGTATTTAACCGAACTAATGGTGCTCGATATAATGCAGCTCGCCTGGGAAAATGGTGGACTGCAAGAAAGCGAAACCGCGACCTTAGTTTGCAACGGTGGTATAAAGCGCCAGCTTACCAAGATCTTTGTAACTGACAAAGATTATACTGAGGACACACGCAACGTGGGCGGCGTAAATCTGCAAACCATTGAGACCGATTTTGGCAAGGTTAATATCATGCTGGATCGTGCAATGCCGAAGGACACCTTAGCCGTTGTTTCTGCAAATGTGCTGGCGCCGGTTATTCTTTACATCCCGGGCAAGGGTTTCTTCTTTGAAGAGCCTTTGGCAAAGACCGGCGCTTCCGATGCTGTTCAGCTTTACGGCGAGATCGGCTTGGAATATGGTGCTGAAACCCAGCACGCAAAAATAACCGGTATTAAATACGACACCGTTGTGGGTGTTGGAGACTAAGTTTAACGGCTTGCCGTTAATACCGCCGGGCGGGTTTTAAACACCTCCGTTTTTACCGCCCGGCATCTATATAAAAGGGGACGCTATTATGCCCGAGTATACTTCCAATCTTACTGTAGGAACCGATTCTTATATTTCATTAGTTGACGCGAAAATTTACTGGTCAAAAATACTCGGCGCAGAAGTTACCGCGACGGCTCCGGATCTGAAATTAGACGCGAGTTTACGGGAAGCGTGCGCACGAATAGAACGGCACACCTTTAACGGGTTGGCAACAACTATAGGACAGCCGCTGCAATTTCCCCGCACCGGGTTGTACGACGCAACCGGCGGGCTTTATGCGTGCAATATTTATCCAATAGAACTAAAAGCAGCACAATGCGAAGAAGCGCTAATGATTTTAAAGTTAGACGCGGACAAAGGCGCCAAGACTATGGACGTGCGGCTTGCCCAGGGGCAGAACGACGTTAAAATTGGCGAAATAACCGTCAAGTATTCCGAACCGCAGACGTATGGGAATAATGGAATCCAATCGGAGCGGGCGTGGGGATATTTACAGGAATTTTTACGCGGTGCGATAAACGAAGGTTACGAATATCCGCTGCGATTAGACGGCGCACAAAATGGCGCTATGGTAAATCCATACTAAAGGCAGATTTTAAATGGGAATAGCATCGGGTTTCTTATTACAGACTTGCAGCCGCACCCGTTATGGACAATCGGACGGGATGTACGGACGTGCCGCGGGCGCCACCATAACGGGGATCGCCTGCAGGCTTACCCAGCAGCAAAAAGAAAAGAAATTACCCGACGGATCCTTATGGATCTCCACCGCCCGTATGATGGTGGAGGACACCGATATCGTAGTGGGCGACGCAATTACAGCCGATAATGGCAATAAATATATTGTTAAGTTAGTTGAAGAAACGCGAAATTTAACCGGGGATATTGAAATAAAAACGGTGTGGATGGAATAATGGCAGACAATGTTTTAGAAATTAATACCAGCGATTTTAATAAGCAAGTATCAAAGCTGGCGATCGCTTATCCCCAGATCGCGCACGCGCTTATGCAAACCTTAGTATTAGCGATCGTAGAAATGGCGAAAGAGCAAACCCCGGTGGGCAAGACCGGGCTTCTGAAAGCTAACATACAATGGGAAGCCGACGGGCATTGCAGCTTTATAATTTTTGATCCGCAGGAATACGCCGCGATCCAACACGAACGGCTGGATTACCACCACGACGTGGGCAAGGCGCACTATATTTCAGATCCGATCGCAACGATCGGGGTGGGGCAAATGCCGCAGGTAATAGCAGCCAATTTATTAAATATGATAAATTCGAATTTAGGAGGGGTGTAATGCCAACGGTACTTTTACCAATTGAAGCGGTGGCTGCGGCTTTCAAAACGCTTAATTATCATGGAAATAAAACCGTTCATATCGGACGTCGCCCGGAGAAGCCCAGCGGCGAGTTCATTTGTATATCGGACGGCTTGAGTATGAATTTAAATGATATCCCCACTATTTTGCATAAGTACGACGTGCAATTTGCATATTATTATAATACGGAATATGCTGCCCGGGTGGCTGCCCAGGTGGCTTTCGCGGGATTTTCAGATATGGCTGACGAATCATTCTCGGCGGCGCCTTGGGAGCTTACCGATTGGAAAGCCCGCACTATTATGCCACAAGGTTTACCGGTGGCGCTGGGTGAAACGTTATCTTGTCAAAGCGCTCCGGATGGGGTACTATATTGCGTGAGATTAAACGTTAATCTTGGCTTGTTTTCCCGGCGGTAAAACGGGAAATTAGAATTTAAAAGGTGCCTTTTACCGGGGCAATTTTACAAGGGGAGGGTTACCCAATGCCAAAATTTCTGGCAAAAGAAATCAAGGTGGAAATTGATACCGACGGGCTCGGCACGCTTGCCGAAGTTAAAGAGCTTACTTCCGTCGAACACAACCCATCGACCGATCGGGTAGACCTTACCGATTTTAATAGCGAAGGTGGACGCAAAGAAAATACCGTTGTATTTCGCGGCGACACTTTCGTATTACAAGGTAAGGCAGAACCGGAAGACGACGGACAAATTGCAGTAAATGCCGTCGCGGCTTTACAAGGGGACGACGCTGAGGCTGCTTATCAGATTACAGCGGGCGGCAAAACCTACAATTTCTCAGCAACCGCAGAAGTAAAACTTTTCGGTGGCGGCTTAACCGACGGTGCCACATGGCAGGCAACTTTGGAAGTAAGCGGTGTTATAACCCCGGGTAATGTTGTTTAATAAGCAATAAACCGGTGGCGGGGATTTTCCCCGGTGTCTACTCTTTTTATAAGGGGATATTTAAATGGCTAAATTTTTAGCAAAAGATATCGTGGTGAAAAAGGGATCCACAGTTATCAACCACCTTCGTTCGATCGAGCACAACCCGTCAACGGAACGCGCCGATATGACAACTTTTTCAAGCACCGGCGGGCGTAAAGAAAGCATCGTGATTTTTCGCGGTGACACTTTCGTACTTCAGGGGCTTGCAAACCCATCCGATACCGGACAGGCAGCCGTTAACGTTGTCGCCCAGGCGGTTGGATCCGCAGCCGAAGCCGCTTATTCAATTATCGCGGGCGGTAATACTTACACCTTCAATGCAACCGCTGAGGTTAAATTGTTTGGTGGCGGACTTACCGATGGCGCCACATGGCAATGCACGCTGGAAGTTACCGGCGCGATTTCGTAGTAATACGATCATTCTAAACTAAGCCCGGGGCGGAGTAAGTTCACCGCTCCCGGCTTTTTATTAAAACGGAGGAGTTTTAAAATGGCAAATAGAAAAATTATCCCCGGTGCTGAAATAGCAGCGGACGAAAACGTTAAAAAGACTTTACCGGCAACCGAAGATCCGAAATTTAATTTAAAGGATCTGGCGGACGTGCCGGACAATGAAATTATTTCTATACCGCTAAAACGCGAAGACGGCAGCGGTATTGATGACGTCGAATTGAAATTAACATTCAAGTCGGTGGCGCTTACCCAGCACGAATTAAAGATCACCTTCCCCGGTATTCTACAAGGCGTGGGCGGTATGGACTTTGAAGTAATTAATACCGTAATCTGGGCGTGCGTGTTGCATACTTTCCCGAAAGACGCGGCGCTGCCAACCGTTGATGAAATTGCCGACCGAATTCCATTAGATGAATTTGATAATGTAAGTAACAAAGTGGAAAAATTGCTGCGTAAGGCATTTCCGAAATTATTTACTGAAATTGACGCTGAGAATGCTTCAAGAAAAAACCTGATTCGCCAACTCCAGGAGGAGAATCTAAGGAAAACCCTTGGGATTGGCGATATTTTAAAAGATTAGCTTATGGGATTTGCGGGTTTCGCCACGAGCACGAATGGATGGATTTATCACCAAACGTGCTTCTTGATATGGTAGAAGGCGTGCTTTGGCGAATGAAACTCGAAAACGGCAAGGGTGGCTCCCCAGGTACCAGCGAAGGTGGTATAATAGATGCGAACGGTGGTGAATATGTCGACGCCGGATCCTACTTTTCATCTATATTTGGCGCTGGTAAGAAATAAATTGAGGGTACTATTATGTCGTTTGATGCCGGATCGGTTGTCGCCCGATTAAATTTAAATACAAGTCAATTTGATAACGCTCTCGCAAGGAGCCAACAAAGAACCAGAACCGCGGGTCAAGATATGGCTCGCGGTTTTGGTGGCATTACGGACGCGATAAAAGCAGCCACCGGGGCAATGTTAGGGTTATCCATAGCAACGGCTGGCGGCTTGGCTGTCCGGGACGCGCTTACATTTGAGCGGGCGATGCGAAATGTGAATTCCATAACCGGGCTTACGGAAGCCGGGCTTCGCAATTTAAACGCCCAGGTATTAAATATGCGATCTACCCAAAGCCCGGAGCTGCTTGCGAACGGGCTGTATGATATCGCTTCTTCAGGTTTTCAAGGTGCGGATGGGTTAAAGGTGCTTGAAGACGCCGCTATGAGCGCCACCGCGGGTATGACAACAACGGCAACGGCGGCTAAAGTAATCACCGGCGCGTTAAATGCTTACCAATTGAAGGCTAAAGACAGCGGTAAAGTAACGGACGTTTTATTCCAAACCGTAAACAAAGGTGTAATTAATTTCGAACAGCTCGCCCAGGGGCTGGGTAATATTATGGCTCCCGCGGCGGCTTCTGACGTTTCACTTGGGGAACTTGGCGCTGCGATCGCCACGCTTACGGCAAACGGCACGCCCGCAGCCGAATCTATGACAAATTTACAAAATGTTATAAACAAAATTCTCGCACCTTCTGCCGACCTTGAAAAATACCTTAAAAAAGCGGGATATGCTTCTGGATTTGCTTTCCTTAAAGCCAACGGGCTGGCGGGTAGTATGAATATTTTAGAAAAGTCGGTGGGCGGTAATGTCGCGGAGTTAAGGAAATTTTTCCCGGACGTTCAGGCATTTGCTGGCGTATTAGGGTTGACCGGTAGAAATGCAGCGAAGTTTTCAGAAAATCTGCGCGATATTGCGGACGCAACAAAGGTGGCGGGCGCAGCAAACAAAACTTACCAAGAGCAAATGAAATCGCCGCTAAATCAATACGAAGTTGAAAAGAACGCGGTTAAATCTAAAGTTATCGGATCGGTTACAAATAACATATTACCCACGTTAACCCCGATCATCACCGCGTTTGGTAAGTTATTTGACGCGGTGGTACCGGTTGTTAATATGCTTTCCATACTGGCGGGGAAGCTGGCGTCTTTTTCAACAACCGACCTGGGTACAAAGCTGATTGGAATTTCTGCCGCTTTTATTGGTTTAAAAATGGCGATGGCACCGGTGGGCGGCTTTGTAGCTATGGCTTTAACAAGCCTGCGAAATTTGGCAATTGAATATTCATCTACCAGGACGGCTTTGGCGCAGCCGATTCGGTTAACTTCTGCGGGTACTTTTGCAGCCATTACTCCGGTGACACCGGTTGGTGGCGCTGGTGGCGCTGCTGCGGCTTCGGACGGCGCTGCTATTCGTGCGGCTGCGGCAGCAAATAGAACGGCACAAGCCAACCTTACGTCGTCGGCAGCAGCAATGCAGGCAACGTTCGCCACCAACCGGTATTCAGATGCGCAAATTAAAAACATATTTACCCAGCGAATTGCTGCCGGGGAAGCGATCCGGGCAGCCCGGGGAAATGTTGAGGTTTCACAATCGTCACTACTTGCAGCCCGGGCAGAAGAAATTAGAACCGAAGCACAACTGCGGAGCGTTATGGCAGGCACGTCGCGGACGCAAATGACGGTGGCGCAAGCATCGGCTTTATTTGAAGAAGCAACCGCAAATTCAGCAGCGGCAGCGGCAGCGGTGCGAACGGCAGAAGCCGATCTTGTGGCAGCGCGAGCGGCGGGTGTAAATGCAACCGCCAGAGCACGTGCGACCTTGTTACTTGCGGAGGGGAATTTAGCAACAGCGAACGCTATTTTATTACAAAACGAACTGGCGCTTGCCGAAGGACGCACCGCAGCAGCCGCAGCAGCCGCAGCCGCTAAAATTGGTACAATAAAAACCGGCTTGATGGGTGTTTCCCAGGGGCTTTCGAATGCAACTATGGCGATGGGTACTTTTATCGGAACCCATCTCGGGCTGCCGCTAATTGTGGCAGGTCTTGCGTTGATCGGGTATGAATTGTATACAATTTTTGATCAGGCGAATGAAACCCGGCGGGCATTAGAAAAACTTGCCGAAGCTGAGCAAAAGCTTGGTGCTAACCATATTGAGAAACGGTATGCTGGGATCCGGGAAGAAATACGAAAATCCACCCCTGCACAACGCGCTGCGCGTGTTGCTGAAGGTCAAACTTACGCAAAAATACGCCGCGGTGCTATAAATCCGGACGATATAAATGAATTGAGCGGTGCCGCCCAGGTACTTAGAAATCAGATAAAAAGATCGGAACGTTCGCTTATAACCACCCCGAAAGAAACGATCGCCTTTGAACGCACCCGGGCAGCGATTAGTGAAAATCAGCAATATTTATCCGATATCGAAAAACGTATCAATACATTAAGGGGCGGTGTCGAAGACAAGCCGGTGGTGAAGGCGGATATGGGGGACGCTGGTAAAGACAAGAAAGGCGCTTCACAAAAATCCCAGCACGTAGTAATAAAGCCACCGAAAGACGGCTTTAACCTTGATTGGTTAAACGAAAAGATCGCCCAGGCTGAAAATCAAAAGTCGCTTACCATAAAACGCACCGGCGCCACTGCAAGCCCGGAGGTTAAAGCGATCGATGACAAGCTGCAGACGCTAAAAGAAATCAAAGACGTTATACAGCGCGACACCCAGCGGATTTCCATGCTGCCAATTATAAGCGGGTTGGAAACCGGCAAGATCGGGCTTGAACTAATGGCGAAAGGTGTCAAGGATCTAAACGATCAACTCGCCGATCTGAAAATTGAGCAGGCGAAGTTAAGCCCGGAGAACACCCGGTGGTATGAATTAGCGGACGCAATTTCTACTGCTGAAAGTAAGCTGAATATTTATCAAGGATCAATGGCGAAGTGGGCGCAGCAATACCAAGAATTATCGGGCTTGAAATATACCAAGGCGATGAGCGGTATTCAAGCGCAGTTTGCAGCGGCAGACCTTGCGCAAATGCAGCGCTTCGGTAGAATGCAGCAGATCGCCGATCAGGTGGGTGGATCATACGCTGCGAAAATTCAAAGCCAAATTACGCTTGAGCAATCCCTGGGCGATATCCAACGGCAGCGGGCAGAAACCACGCTTGATTTTGAAAAACAAATAAATGAATCCAGAATGGCTGGCGCTTCGAAATATGTAATTCAGAATATCGAACTAAACAAGCAGATGACCTTGGACAAGCTTACCAACGAAGAGCACAAGGTGAAATTGCAATTCCAAATTGAAATAAACAAAAGTTCGATGGAAGACGCGAAGCAGCAGCTAATGGATTTTACCAATTTATACCCGATCAAAGGCACCGATTATTCGGAAGGGTACAAACGTGGCATTGAAGCGCAAAGTACCGCGCTGGCGCTGGGAAGCCCACAAGGTGGGGATTTGTATGCAGCGCTGCGCAAAACTTACGCCACCCCGGTTGGATCATTAATGTCGCAGCAACAAACAACCGCGCAGGCGCCGCTTGGTGGGCAAAACAACACCGGTATGGCAAATATACTGCAGCAATTCCAAGGGACGCCGCTGGCGGCGATATCCGCGGGCGCTGCGCCAATTATGGGTGACGTTGCGGGCGGGTTAAATGATACTATAAAGCAATTGGGATCTATGATCCAGAACGTGTTCGGCGCACTACCGCAGGCGATCGCGGACTTTGGTAAAAGTATGCAAAACCTGGTGGCGCCACAAGCCGTTGCTGCGGGAGCAGCGCCGCAGGGAAATCTAAATATTGTTATAACTTTACCCGAAGGTGTCGAAGCGAAAGTGGCGGGAGCGGCTCCTGAAAACTTAAACGTGGCATTCCAAACTATAAACCGTCGCGGTAAATTGTGGGGATAAAATATGGCAGCATCTGGGGCAATGAATACCTGGCTGGGTAATGAAGTTCAGGCGTATTCATATTTTGATACAAATTTAAACCGCTGGCAGGTTATTACGAAAGTCAGCGGTGTAATTGTTAGCTATTTTACACCGACCGGCGAGCCAAATAGTATAACTTTGTACGAGCAGCCTTGGGGACAATGGCAGATGGTTTATACTACCGCGGGCGCCACCGTTAATTTACACAGCGATAATAGGGGGACTAATTGGTATCCTTAAACACACTAAATACGATTTGCAATATGGAAATCGCACCAATGTCGGTCTTCGGGTACGTAGACGGGGAGCAGATGGGCTTCGCGGGATTTGACGTTGTGGCGAAGGACGATAAAAAGCGGCAGGTAGATTCATTGAATACCACGCACGTGCTTCGCTGGGACGCTTATGGCAACAAAAGCGGGGTCTTACTTAGTAAAGAATGGAAGTCGGCGATGCTTGAATTTACGCTTTCTCCGAGTTCAATGGTGATCAGCGATTGGGTCACGTCGGGCGGGAGCTGGCATGAGTCGGATCCGTTCGGGCGTGCTAAAAATATAAAATATTTACACCAAGCCATAACGGACGATACTGCGGGTGTTTCATCGGTACAATCCAGCGCTAACTTTCCCCAAGCGCCCAGCCTTGTTGTTTCATTTTTGCGATATGCTGTACCACCACCAAATATAAACGAAGCGATATTTTATATTACGCTGGGCGGCGGGTATACTTTATATTTTGGTGGCATGAAGGATCCGAAGATCATTGATACGGACGGCAGCCGGATCATTTCTACTTATACCGTTGAGCAGAACGAAAAGAAGCAATATTATTTCGATACAAGTATGAAATGGGAAATCTGGTCTGTTGCGGGCGATTTATATATACTTTGCTCTTCACTTTCCCGGGTTTGGATCATACACGATCTTGGAAATATGCCTGCGGCACCGGTTACTTTTGGCTGCCAGGCTTCGTGTCCTTACGCAGTAATGATACAAAAGCCCATTTTCAATTCAAGCGGTTATTTCATAACTGACGAAATAGATCACCTTGCCGAATATGCTGGGGATCCGGACAAGATCGCCACATATCCGCCTGCGGATCAAGGCACGTCGGTAAATATTGCGATAAATTCTACCAATGGAAATAAGAAATCCTACAAGGTAACTTTGAACGCGGACAGCGGCGGCGATCATTCGCCTTACGTAATGTCGTGGCAGGTAATTTACCGGCGCCGCTTCGAAGACAAAGTGGGTACGTGGACAAAAATAAGCGATGATTATTTCAAAGGCGGGCGTGAAAGCCTGGGCGCCGACGCTCCGGCAAGGAGCCTGGTGGCGGATTTTAATGACACCGGCGGTAAATTTCGTGCGTATTTAGACAACCTGGGCGATTTTATAGAGGGTCAATTTGCGCTGCGATATTCTACCGGGTACAATTTACACCCGTCCGGCAGCGTAACTATTCCCCGTCTTACCGGGATCGCGCAGATCCGCGAGCAGAATCTGAAAGCAACAACTAATAATCAGCAGTATACGCTTACTATTAACGATCGATATTGCCAGCTAAATGATACCGAGCTTACTTTTCCACCTAACTTTATTTTATATCCGCCTGAAGAAGCCGTCGCGCTGGCGGCGGAGTATGGTGGCGTCCACCCGGACGATATTTATGTGGATATCGCGTTATCCCCGCGAACGGTAGAAAATGGCGCGTGGTGGGGCACACGTGGCACCTCAACGAACCCAGACAAGTTGTTAGCGGCGGCGGGCTTTGAATATGAAAGCCTTACATGGATGCCGATAGGAAGCCGGGCTGGCGAATTTATAAATAACGTTTGTAAACTTTTCAATATGGTGGCGGAGTTTAATCCGTCCGGACAATTCGTTATTCGCCTTAAGGACAGCAGCACGCTGGTAGAATCATATACTACAGAAGAAGGCGCCGCTAATACGGTGACAATTAAAGACCTTACGGGCACGTCCGATATTACCGATAAACCGAACGGGATCGTTGTAGAAGGCAAAAGCCGGGACGGGCTTTATATATACGCTAAAAGTATAGACTGGGCGTCGGTAAATTTGGCGCCAGGAACACCAGGTTTTAAAGGTTACCCGGCGATCCGGTGGATCCGCGATGAAAAGTTATCCACACAGGAACAATGCGTGGACGCTTTGAACCGGGCTTTTGAATCATTAAAAGTGGGCGGCAGGCGTAAAATTCAGATCACGTCGCCGCTGGCGGGATTATGGGATCGCTTTCCCCGGCAGCTTATATTTTTAGATGATGCTTATTCGGCTTATGGTGGGCTTTATTATCGAATTTTATCGGTTGAGGTGGATATAAAGCCAATGGTACTGAGCGCCACGCTTACCGCGGAGGAGGTGCTTTCCCCGGGCGATTTGTGGCGGGGAACCAACCCGGATCCGCTGCAGGAAATTATCCGCGACGCGATCAACCAATTGATCCCGAAGCCGGATCGTGGCGGTGGCATTCCCAGCAGTATAACCCCGGGCGATCCGATACCCACCACATGGTTTACGCTGGACGTTTCCGAATTAGATGGATCCGATATACTCGCACCTTGGTAAAATGTGGTAAAATAAAACCGAAAAGGAAAGTAAAAATATGCCCGCTTTGTTAGTAACTAAATTTATACCAGATTCCGATCGATATGTTAGCGCGGTATTACCCACGTCCACTATAAATGATCGGGGAATAGATCGCCCGCAGGCTGAATTTGTAAAGCGTTCCCAGGCTTTTACCGGCTTTTTGGGAACCCCGTCTATAAATGCCACCGGCTTTCCTACAGTAACCGGGAACGGGATAGATTGCCTTATCAATGGCAAGCGAATAACCGGAGACTGCACGTGGAATTGCGTCGGTATTGAAGGCGAATTTTATCTATTGGTAAATGATATCGGCGATAACTGGGCGGCGCCAACCCGGGACGCGGGCAGCGCTGTTGTCGCCCGGGGAAAAGTTACTGGCGGGATTTTAATGGATCTTACGCTGGCGCTGCAATGGAATACCCGATCCCTTGAGCAGAGCGTTGGCGATATTACAAGTTACGGCGACGCGATTTTATGGCTTGAAAACTCCGACGCCTTAACCGCGAACGGTGGCGGTATTGGGGTTGCGGGTAACCGAGCTGGTATAAAACGCGATAATGGCGACGGGAATTTATATTATACGATCAACGGCGGGATAGAATGGATCAAGCTGGTGGCGGTACCATTGGCAAATTATGCGGGTACCCGGCGCCCACTTGTTACTGATGATATAAACGCCGGGTACAGCCTGGGATCGCAATGGATCGTTGCAAATGCCACGCCACGCGAACTATGGTTTATGATAAATTCAGCAGCCGGAGCCGCGGTGTGGGTAAGATTAGACAATGTTATCCCGGGCGGTTTTACTTCTATTGGCGACGGGCTGGAGGTTTCAGTAAATGTTTTAAAAGCGAAAGGCGCCAATAGTATTACAATATTAACCGCGGGGATTTCGCTGGTAAATGATGAAGCCACCCCAGGCGCCGATAAAATATACGGAACGGACGATCAAGGTGTAAAAGGGTGGATCAATAAGCCAACCGGTGGCGCTGGTACCGTTGTGGGCGCCGTCTTTGGATCGGACGCAATTTTAGTTAGTGATGACACCCCGGACGTGGACGAGATTACCATTTCAGTAATTCTTGATACCGCTTCGGGGCTGGTAATAAGCGCCACCGGTATGAAAGCCGATATAGACGGCACGTCGATCGGTATTGTACCCGCGGGCAATGCTTTGGAGGTTGTCGGCGCTTCGTTGGCAACCGCGAGCACATATTTTGGAAAAGACGCCGGTGGTAATTTGGGTTTTCATGCTTTACCGGACGGTGGTATTGAATACACCGCGGGCACCGGTATAACAATTGATTTGTTAAACGAAATTGCTGTTGATACCGACGTTATTGCCACGCAGCAATTTGTAAGCGACGCGATAGATGATATTGTAATGCCGGATCCATACACCGCAGGTACCGGGATCACAATAGTTACAAACGAAATCGCGGTGGATACTTCGGTTATAGCAACACAAACTTTTGTTACCGATTTAATTGGCGCTATTAACGACGCGATCGATTTAATTAATGGAGACGTTATATAATGGGAACGACAGCGCAGAAATTAGTATATTTGGAAGGCACGAAAGTCGCCATTCATGATGCGATAGAAGGTAAAGGCGTGGACGTTCCCGTCGGGACGCCTTTTCGCGATTATGCCGCGTTAATAGATAGTATTGAAACGGGCGGCGGTGGCGGCGGTAACAGCACCATATTCCGTCCGGCAAGCGACGTTATAAAACAAATCGCCAACCCCACCAGCTCACATTGGAATTTACTTAATGAATCAACCCCAAATGATACCACTTACATATTCGATAATTCGGGAATAACTCGCTGGGATTTATATACAATAACCGGGGCTGCGATCCCCACCGGATCCATAATAAGCGGTATTGAAATTACTGCACGAACGGCGGATTCTACACCGGCTGCTAATGCCGAAGCGATAATACTGAAAACGGGCGGCACTATTTACGAAGGCACCCCGCACGCAACCGGCACGTCCTTTGCGGATTTTACCGCGTCCTGGGCTGAAAATCCTTTCACAAATGCAGCCTGGACGATCGCCGATATTATCGCGTTGCAAATTGGTATAAAATTCTTTATAAATACGTTGCATAAATGCAGCCAGATGTTTTGTACCGTAAGCTGGACAAATGATCCGGGTGGTGGCGGCGGCGGTAACTTATTACCGGTTACCGGGCAAACCACGTCGGTGGTGGACGGTGATGACGGCGATCTACAAATGGGAGCCGCTAAAGGCTTCTCGGTGCTGGGTAATATAGTATCGGCGGCGGGCGTGGGGATAATGTTTCCGAAAGACGTGTGTCAAATTTTCCCAGGCGAAAATAGCGGGACGCTTACCGGCGGAGCCGCGTGGGACGGCGCAGCGCACGATTACAGCCGCGGTGCGGTGGCAAATGCCGACGTTGGATCCGGCGGTGTTTATTGGCAGCAAGATACCGATTACTTATTGAATGATATGGTGTCGCCGAGCGGATCGGGACGTTATAAATGTAAATTGGCGCACTTTTCATCGGAACACCAGCCTGGTCTTACCGGATCGGAATGGGAGGACGTTTGGGATTTATACCCATCTATTTCGTGGAGTAATTATATTAATTTTTTAGTTAATGATAAAGCAAGCCATAACGGAAAATTATATAATTGTATTTTGGCACACACTGCCGATAATTATATGCCACTTTATTCTATGTATTGGGAAGATAAGTGGGATTACATTACAGGTTATTGGAATCCAGGTATTGCATTTGTTGCGGGCGACGCGGTAAATAATTATTGGACGGGAAACGCGTATAAATGTATTTTGGCGCACACTTCAACAACAAACGACGAACCGGAAACGGGCGGTAATTGGCAGACTTATTGGGAAGTTATGACCAGTTGGCAAGGTAGCACTAATTATACAATAGGCGATTTAGCTTCCATGTGGTTATACGATCATTATAGAATTTATCGCTGTAAATCGGCGCACTATTCGTCAAATTATGAACCCGGTATGTCGATGGATTGGACAACCGCTTGGGAAGAAATTATTACTACAATAACGTGGCAAAATGAAATTGATTTTATAACCGACGACGTCGTGTACGCTCCCGATTATAATTTTTATATTTGCACCGCGGATCACCGATCTTCTAACCATTATCCCGGTATGGCTTACGATTGGCAGACTTTTTGGGAAAATATAAGCGTCCAGAATTGGTCTTCATATACAAATTACGTCGTGGGGAACCGCGTGTCGCGCTATAACGGCACATCGTATGATAACTTCGAATGCATTTATGATCATACCGCAGACAGCAGCAATGAACCAATAGCGGGCGCCGATTGGCAGATTTATTGGAAGCGGCTCCCGAAAGCGGTTATTTGCATAAGCTCCCATACGTCCGGTGGATCCACCGAGCCATATTGGGGAGCCGCCTGGACGGACAAATGGATCCCCACGCCTTGGCTGGCGGACGGGTATTATATAACCACCCCGGCTTCTTATAATTGGTATGAATTTATTTCATTATGTAACGATTTGAATTATGGTGGGTTTTCAGATTGGCGAATGCCAAATTTATACGAACTTATCGCGCTGATGGATTATTCATTAACCGGGGCAATGATAAGTTCGGCTTATGCCACCAACTTACAAAGCGTCTATTGGACAAGCACCGCTTATGCCAATTATGGGGGATATGCCTGGGCGATATCCGCAACCGACGGCGCTCCCCAAAACTCATCAATGTCGGCACCATATTCACCGGTTTATTGCTTACCGGTGCGTTCACTTTAAAAAGGAGAAATTATGAATTCTGTAGAATTAGAAGGCAAAACCCGCGAAGAGCTGCAAACATTACTGGCGGACAGCGCAGCGGGTATTAAAAGCCTTGGTGAAGAAATTAACGCTAAAATGGCAGACCACCGTCTAATTATAGACGCGTTGGGTAAAATAGGGTTAACACCGCCACCCGATACTGAAAAAGCTCCCGAATAATATATACTAAAATTATATTTTTATGTATAATCGGGCAATGCTGAAATAAGGGGACAATAATGTCACTTGGAAATCCGAACGACGCCACACCATATTATGCCTTAAATCAACGAATTGATAAATTCGAAGAGCGGGTCTGGGCGGCGCTAAATGAATTAATAAAATCAAATGCTGAATTAACAGCAACACTAAAACACCCGGATCCGCGGCATTGCACAAAAGTTCAATTTGCAGCCGCTATAGAAGAACGAATGAAATTAGTGGAATCGCGGGTGTCCGATATTGAGTTAACAAAAGCGCAGATGACCGGCGGCGGCAAAGTCGCACAATGGATCATTAATATTTTAATTGCTCTTGTTGGCATTGCCATCGGTATAATTGCGAAATTAAAAGGCGGAGTAACACCATGATAAACACTTCTAATATAGATTTCAGGTACCCGCAAAAAGACAAAAAAGGCGAATGGAAAATCGTCACGTTTTGGCTTGAACGAAACGCTGCGAAGCAAGCAGAAAAAGCCCGCAACGAATGCCTGCGCCGCTTTGGCGCACCACTTATTGTTACCGACGCCGGGCGCACGCACCAGCAGCAAGTTAATCTATTTGCAGCTAAGCCAAAATTAGCAGCCCACCCCGGTAAATCATTCCATGAAGCGGGCGCAGCGCTGGACGTGGATATGGGGCATTTAAACGCCTTAACCGGATCGCAAGCGAAATCTGAAAAGTTCCTGGCGGAGTTCGGATTTGTACGAACGTGCTGGGAAACGTGGCATTTTGAATATCATGGACTATTTCAACATAAAGACGTCAAAAAAGCCATCGCTTATATTGAAAATAATTAGCAATGGCTTTTTTATGGTGGGGACGGGAATTTATATTATATATACTTTCCCGTTGCGTCGCGTTTTCGTTCAGCAGGCTTTATTGGCGCTTCATTTTCTACCCAGCCCGGTTTGTACCCAACTTCACCAACCGCTGGCGGTGCCGGGGCAACAACGGGTGTTTTAGTTACCTTATAAACCATACCTTCTAATTTATCGTTATCAATTTCTACACCGGCGGGTAAATTTCGCTTTAAATAATCAATAGCGATTTGCTTTACGTCGGTATTTAAAGGCACCACTTGCCCGGGCTTTAACTTATTCTTTTTCCATTGCTCTGCGACGGCAACGGCTAATTCGTAGACTTTCTCTATGGTTTTGTCTTTAATGTAACCTTTACCAATAAGGAAGCCTGCGATCATCAATATAGTATTGATGATATTTACTCCATGATCTGCCAGAAAAGATGCAACTTGCATTTCATACCTTCTTTTTATTTAGATTTTGGGGAAATCCGATCCCCGCGGCTTATTATTAAATTGTCGCTTTTATACGCCGGTTGAATCCATCGGAGAAATCAAGTTTATATTACCGTCCACCCCGGGAAAGGTTAATATAAGCGGCTGCAAAGGCGCGTTTAGTGAAATTTTAACTTCCCCACCATTATAGCAAGTTAAAATATCCAAGAAGAATTTCGCGTTTGCATATACTGCCATTGAAAGCCCGGTGGACGTAACCGGTATTTCTTCTTCAGAATATCCGAATTCATGCGATGAAGTATGGATAACAAGCCCGGATCCGTCTTCGGTTATTCGCAACCCAACCTTGTTATTTAGTGTTGAAGAAATAATATCCGCCCGGCGCAGCGCCGCAGAAAAGTCGTCCACGTTTATTGCCCAGGACGTATTCATATTAGTTAGATCGGGCAGCAGGCGCTTATATGGTGGATATTTCCCATCATTAAGGCGGGCGGTTAACTCGGTATTCCCGGCGATAATTTGTATAACGCGATCGTTAATTAAAACCGTCGCGGTACCGGTAAGCGATATTTGTAGAATTTCATCGCCCAGGCGTCGGGGCATGGTAAAATCCATATTTGTTATATTGTCGGATATGGATTTAATTTCGCCTTGGGAAACGGCAAGCCGGTGGGTATCGGTGGCGGCTGCAGCGATAGTGTTTCCCGATACCTGGAAATTTATACCGTCCAGAATCGGGCGGCTGGCGTCGCTGGACGCGGAGTAAATGCTAAATTTCAGTAAGCGCTGTAATTCGGCAATATCAATTTCAAATTGGCTGTCCGCTTTAAAATCAAAAGCATTAGCTGGAAAATTATCGCCAGCAATAGAATTTATACCTTGGCGAATTTTACCTTGCTGGCAAATGAACTGCCCGTTCGCGGCGGTAGAGAAGTCGATATCGCCTTCTGGCATTGCACCGATAATACTTCCCAGCATTTTTGCGGGTACCGCTAAGGATCCACCGGTCTGCATTAGACCAGCCATTTGGAAAGTGTGCTTTGATACCATTTCGCCATCGGTACCGGTAAGCGTGCCACGATCTTCGTCAACTTCTATTAACACGTGCGTTAATATTGGCATGGTAGATCGGGTGGCAACCGATCTGGACACGATTCGAAGCGCAGCGGCAAAGTCTGCCTTCTTACATAGGAACTGCATAATTTTTACACCTCACATTTTTACCCGGCTTATACCTGGGTTTTTATTTCCGATAGTATACCACCCATCGGTTTATAGTGTCAAGCTAATTTATTTTTATTATTCGCTTGACAGTATAAACCCGGCGGTGTATAATGACCGCGGTTACTAAAAAAAGTGGAGGTGTAAATTGAATGAAAATGGAGAATTGAAAAAGGCACCCCGTTTGCCATGGGATGCCTTTCTCCAGAATAAGCCCGTTGGAGGTGTGTGTGCGTGCCGCTAATATTATACCATATAACGGGGAGGACAACAATATGGCAAATGCCAGATCATCTAAGAAAGCAACCGATATTTCAGAATCGGCGCTAACTTACGATCAAGCCGCTGAATATTTAGGAATTAAAAAGTCTACAGTAAAAGGTCTCGTGTGGCGGGGCGTATTACTAAAGGCGGATTCCAAAGTCTGGTTTTACCCAGACCGACCACTATTAACCCGGGAAAGCGTAACCGCTTATAATACCGGGCGCAACAGCACCCTTGTTAACGCTTGGCTGCGACGCAGAACCCCGGGATTATAAGCCCGGCTAAAAACGGAGGAGAACTATGAAATCAGAAAATTCTGGCGTGCTTCCATTAGACCTGGAAACCATGCTGCAAAAAGCGAAACCATGCGATCTGGGCAATCGGGAATTAATAACTTTTTCCCGGCTGTCTGCATTTCGCAATTGTGCCCGGGTGGACTATTATCGTAACAACCTTAATATAGTACCCAACCAAGAAGACGATACCGCGTTGCGCTTCGGCACGCTAATGCACGAAGCCTGGGAAGCATACTTTAGTGGTGTGCCGTTGTACAGCATTTTAATAAGTATCGGCAAAAAATTAACCGATGGGAATAGCACGATCGATCCCGATAAGTTTAACCTTGAAAATATAGTGGCTGATAAAAAGAAAATGTACCACCTGGCTTGCAGTATAATGAAGGCTTACGCAGAAAAGTACCCAATAGAAGAATCGCCTTATATACCGGTGGCGCTTGAATACCAATTCCTGGGCGAGATTTATAATCCATTTTCAAAGACGCGCTGCAAAAATCGCCATTTCGCGGTGGGCGGCAAAGTGGACGGGATTATATGGGAAAAAGCCACCGGCTTCTATTATATCCTTGAGCACAAAACCGCGTCTTCCATAGATCAAGGTTACCTTGATAAATTGTGGAGCGATTCGCAAATTTGCCTTTATTCTATCTGGATCGAGCAGATCCTGGGCATTAAAATCGCGGGTGTTTTATACGATATCGCGGTGAAGCCGCTGCTAAGACAACGCGAAGGCGAAACCTTAGACGAGTTCGAATTGCGAAAAGAAGCAGCCATTGCTGAAGGTAAAAACCCAAATCGGCTGCGAATGAAAGTGGCGGAGACCGATGAAGAATACGCCGAGCGCCTGCTTGAAAAAATGCACGAGCCGATGTCTTTACATCGCGAAATTATACCAATGGAAACTTTCCAACGCGAAACCTTAACGGTAGAAATGTGGCATTGGATCGCAGCGATGCATAAAGCACGCAAGACCGGGCTGTACTTACGCAACACCGGGCAGTGTTATGCCTTCTATGGCAAACCATGCCCGTATCTACAGGTGTGCCGAAGCGGCGACGCCGAGCACATTATCGCAAATTATTATCATGAAAAGGGATCCCACGCGGAGCTTTCGCTTGGTAATGAAATTGAAAACGATCTGGACGTTTTAGAAGCATTCTAAAATAAATAAAAAAAGTTTTCAAAACCCCTTGACAGCATACACCCGCTGGTGTATATTAAATACAGCAGCCCGGCAACCTTGAAAATTTCCCCGGGCTGCAATAAAAAAAACGGAGGTGCAGAAATGCCAATCAGAACAAGCGAACCGATCCTTGATATTGAACGCAAGAATTTGTTTGTGTACGGATCCCCGAAATGGGGAAAAAGCTCGTTTTTCGCTGCGATGCCAAACACTGTTTTTATCGCAACCGAAGCGGGCTTAAACTCTATCCCAGCCACCCGCTGGGAAAGCAACGATAAATTGCCAGACGGAACTTTCCGTTATGTAGTAAAATCGTGGGCTGAACTTGAAGAAGCCACCCGGGAAGTAATCCACGCAGGAGCCAAGCGCATCTGTATTGATACCATAGACAACGCTTATTACCTTGCGGAGCGGGCGGTGTGCGCAGAATACGGCGCCAACCATACTAAGGAAGGTAAGCTTTCCTGGGGTGTTGGTGAAACCATAGTAAACAATCGCGTCCGCGAATATTTACTGCGCATCGGGCTTTCCAACGTTTCTTATGGCATAACCAGCCACACGCGAACTGAAAAACGCGACGACGCAAACGGGGAATATACGGTTACCTTGCCGTCCGTAAGCGATAAGATACGTCCGGTGCTTTCGGGAATGGTAGACGCGATTTTATACTTCGGAACCGACGCGGTTACTGTAGAAAGCCCAGGCGAAGGACGCAAAAAGCAAGAATTTCGTGCGATATTTACCCGCAATGGCAAACATTACGAAGCGGGTGGACGTATGGGAAAACTGCCGCCAGTAATCCATATTCCAAATGATATTGAAAACCCCGGTATTTCTTATACCACCTTTTTGAACGCTTACAAAGTGGCTTACACCGCTGAAGCTAATACTACCAAGGAGAAAAAATAACCATGACAGAAGAACTTAACCAGCCCATCGATCTCGCCGCTTACGACGACGATTTCGCCACTACCGAAGCTGCCAAGCCACAAAGCCTGGACGAGCTGCCGAACGGCAATTACCGCTTCTTTGTTGAGCGTGCCGAATTGAAGCAGACTAAAGGCAACGCCACCACCGGCAAGCCTGCGCAGCCTTACCTGAACCTTCAGCTTCGCGTTATTGAACCCGCGAATTTCAGAAGCCGCGTGGATTTCAAATCCTGCTTTTTCGCAGGCGAAAGTATGAAGTTTACAAAAGCAGACCTGGATTGTCTGGGAATCCAAATAACAAAGCTTTCTGAGCTGCCTGGGCGCTTGCCCGATATGCTGGACGTGGTAATAGACGGCACCGTTCGTAATACGCCACGCAAAGATGACAAGACGAAAAACAACCACAATATCTATATGAATAAACGGGTAGAAGCGCCAATACCGGACGACGCCCGCGGTAAATTTAAAGACGTGGACGCCGCCGATATGGGGACGTCCGGAGAAGAATCGCTGCAAGCTTTCTAAATAAAAAGCAGCCAGCGCGACACACCCCGGAGCCATTACTCCGGGGTGTTTTTATAAGGGGATTTCATAATGGGAAAATTATTAGACTTCTATACTATAGTTATAGACCGGCGGGAGCAGAAGCCGTACGAATTCGAAACCGGGGAGCGGTGGGGATCCATCCGGGGCACCCTTAAAACCGGCGATTATTCAATTTTGGGGTTGGAAGACAAAATTGCGATCGAACGTAAATCGCTTGAAGATTTCGTGAGCACGATAATTCATGCAAATGATCGGTTTGCCCGGGAAGTTTATAGATCCGGCAGCCTTTTCTATTTTGCCATTGTAGTGGAAGCATCAGTTGAAGATATAGCGCTCGGGCGGTACCGTTCGCGTGCCCACCCTCAAGCGGTGTTGGCGCGTGTGGCTTCATTATCGCTGGATTGCTGTATTCCTATATTCTTCTGCAAGGATCGTGCAGGCGGGCGCGAGATGACACAAACGCTTTTAAAATACGCTGCAAAGAAATTAGAAAGTTCGCTTGACAACCATACACCGGGCGGTGTATAATAATTTCAGAATAAAAAACGGAGGTGGGTACAATGGTATTCAACAAAAAACCTTACAAAAAGCCGATACCCGCAGCGAAGGCAGAAACCGATAAAATAACCGGTAAAATTTCCCGGCTGTTTTATACTTCGGAAACCTTCTCAGCGGGTAAACTTATCCCGGACGGCGCTGGCAACTCCGGCGCGATATCATTCTCTATTAAAGGTATGGTAAAGGAGCAGGAATACCTTACATTAACGGGCTTTTGGGTAGATGATCCTAAATACGGCAGGCAATTTACCGCCACGCAAATTGTGCTGGAGACTAACATATCCCGCGAAGGCTTGCGAAATTACCTGGCTAATGATAAAGCCTTTAAAGGTATCGGCGCAGTAAAAGCTAAAATTATCGCCGATCAATTTGGCGACGATTTCGACACCGCGATTCGCGAATATCCCGATAAAATAGCGGTGGCTGCCGGGCTTTCTATAGATCAAATTTTAGCAATTAAAGAAAGCTGGATCGTCCGGGCAGAAGAAAACAATCTCGCAATATGGCTGGCGTCCTTCGATTTAACCCCAAATCAAATAAAGAAAATATGGGATAAATATGGAAATTCTGCAAAGTTCGTCTTACAAGAAAATCCATATTTATTGTGTCGGCAAATAGACGGATTCGGGTTTGCCCGCACCGACGGCATCGCTTTAAAGATGGGCGTGGCAAAAGACCACCCCGGGCGTATTCAAGCCTGCCTGCTCGATATGGTGCGCAATATGGCTGACGACGGTGGGCATTGTTGGATTGATGAAACCGAACTTATAAGGCAATCTATAGCGATCCTGGCGCTGGATTCTTTCTCCGCTGCGCAAATTATAACTGACGAGCTGGGCGGGCTTATTTCCAACGATGAAATTATCGCGATAGATTCGCAAATGACAACCAGTATACGGGTGGCGGATAAAAGCATATTTGAAAAAGAATATTACCTGGGCGCCTTATTTCAGAAAATCGCACACGCAAAAGTCGAACGCGATAATATTGCCGATATTGATTCTTATGTAAAAGAAAAATTCCCAAGTATAAAAGACGCCCAGGCAGAAGCGCTTAAAAATGGTATAACCCACCGGATTTCGTTAATGACCGGAGAAGCCGGTACCGGCAAAACATTCACCGTAAATGCCATCCGCGAGACCTTCCTAAATATGGGTTTATCGGTGGCAATGGCAGCGCCAACCGGGAAAGCCGCGAAGCGGATGGAGCAGATGACGGGCGGGCAGGCGTCTACCATACACCGCTTGCTTCAATACTGCCCAGGCGAAGGCTTCAACTATAACGAAGACAATAATTTATTATACGACGTTATAATAATTGACGAGTTTTCTATGGTAGATATTACGCTGGCGTGGCATTTTTTCAAAGCCATAAACTGGAATAAAAGCCAAGTAATACTGGTGGGCGACGCGCAGCAATTACCACCGGTGGGCGCCGGGAATATTCTCCGGGATTTGCTTACTAATGATTTCATACCGGTGACACGCCTTACCCAGGTGGTGCGCCAAGCCGGGCTTTTAAAAGAAAATAGTACAGCGATCCTTCATGGAAATATCGCACCAACCGCACCCGGGGAGCCGGGCGTATTGCGTCCTTGGTATATTATAGACGGACAAGAAGAAGCGGGCTCCCTTATCGGAACCTTAGAAACGCTTATCGAAAGCCGCCTTATACCGATGGGCGTGGATCCTATAAAAGACCTTCAGGTACTTACACCGTATAATAAAGGCGCTCTTGGGGTTTTAGAAATGAACAAGCGGCTCCAGGCGCTAATACAACGCCTTGTATACAATACTTGTATACCCGATAGCGATAAAGTTACCTTTTTCAAAGGCGATAAAGTTATGCAATTGCGCAACAATTACAAACTTGGACAAAGCGGTATTATGAACGGCACCGTTGGATTGATAGACGAGATCGGTATGCACGAATTTATAGACGATGAAGGCGATAGTGAATATGCACCCGGCATTTGTATAGACTTTGACGGCGAGCTTGTTTGGATAAAAGCAAACGGCGATAACAAAAAAGACGTCACGCTTGCTTACGCAGCCACCGTCCATAAAATGCAAGGATCCGAATGCCCGGTTATAATTTCCGTTATTCATAGCACCCACAGCTATATGCTGCACCGGAACCTACTTTATACCGCGGTTACTCGAGCCCGGGTAAGCGCTATATTGCTGGGAAATCGCCTGGGTATGCGAAGAGCCGCAGCGAACACCGTTGTAAACGATCGCCGCACCTGGCTAAGTATATTTGACGATTGCGTATTTCCTGAAGCGGTAAAAGCCGCTATAATAAATAAAAAGTTGGAGGACATCAATGTCTGAAATTAAACTGTGGGAAGGGGATTGTAGAAATACAATCTCCGAAATCCCGGACAAAAGCGTGGATTTAATACTTTGCGATTTGCCTTACGGCACTACCGCGTGCGCCTGGGACACTATAATTCCTATAACCGAATTATGGGAAATGTACCACCGGGTTATTAAACCGAACGGCGCGATTTGCCTTTTTGGCATAAACCCGTTCACGTCTACATTGGTGGCTTCCAACCCCAAAGAATTTAGGTATGATTGGATATGGTACAAAAATTGTTACACGCGCTTTTTAGACGCAAACCGACGTCCGCTGCTGGCGAATGAATATATAAGCGTATTTTATGCTTCGCAGCCAACGTATAACCCGCAAATGCGCAAAGGTAACGTGCATAAAAACGGCGGTAACGGAGCCATTACAACCGAAATATACCGCAGAAACGTGCAGCATTTAGCCGAATCTATATCATGCGAATATTTCCCCACCACCGTTTTAGAATTCGCTGTTGAGCAAAATAACGTGCACCCCACGCAAAAGCCCGTTTTATTATGCGAATATCTAATTCGAACTTATACCAACCCCGGAGAATGGGTGCTGGATAATACTATGGGATCCGGTACCACCGGGGTGGCGTGCGTAAATACCAACCGGAACTTTTACGGAATGGAGATGGATCCTAAATACTTTAAAATCGCCAGCGATAGAATATACGGCACGCTGCACGCTAAACCAATGCCACTTTTTGATATAGACGATTTCAACAAAGAACAAGCGGACTTTCACTTTGCCGCTGGAGGTTTAAATTATGAATAATAGAACGATTTCAGAAACCGCGAGCGGGTTTATACAAACTTACTCCGGGATCGATTTCCACCCGCAGGCACCGGTAACTTCCGAGATTTGTATTGAAGATATTGCGCACGCCTTGAGCTGTATGCCACGCTTTAACGGGCACACCCGCAAATTCTACAGCGTCGCGCAGCATTCCGTTTTGGTTTCGCAGCGGGTACCAGAAGCGGACGCCTTATGGGGATTACTACACGACGCCAGCGAAGCTTATTTAATGGATATCCCCAGCCCGGTTAAAAAGATGGGCGGTATGGATAACTATATGGAAAACGAAAAGTTAATTATGAATTGCATACTGCGTAAATATCAATTGCAGCCAGAAATGCCCGCGGCGGTTAAAGAAGCCGACGCTAAAATGTTAGTTACCGAATGGCAGCAACTAATGAAGCCAGACCGGAGCGCGTGGATCCCAAGCGGCACCCCGTATGATATCCGGATCGATCCGTGGCTTCCCGAGACGGCAGAAAAGTTATTTTTGCAACGTTGGATGGGGATAATGTTAGATATGAACCACCCCACATATCAAAAAGCCGACGCTAAATATAAAAAAGTCGGGCGTATATGAATTACACCGCTTTTGAAATAATAGCGGGTCAAGCCCACATTTGTGTTGATTGCTGCGGGATAATTGCCCGCGGTGATCAATATTATCGCACCTATAAATATCCTTTCGGGACAAAAGGCGTGCCCGTTTGCGTAAAATGCCATTGTAAGCAGGTATTGCCACCGAGCTGCCCGTCCAGATTTAGTATAACCGGAGGAGGTTGTAAAAATGATAACAATAACGAATGAAGACAATTTGGAAATGATGAAGCGATATCCGGACAACCATTTTCACCTTGCCATTATCGATCCGCCTTATGGGATCCAGAATAGTAAAAGCTTTCCCGTTTTGGGGAAATTAAGCATCGATAGTGTTCGAATTCGCCAATGCTCAAAATCCCAGGTCTGGGACGTGGAGCCGCCTTCCCAGGAATTTTTCGATGAGCTTTTTCGCGTTTCCAAACACCAGATTATATGGGGAATGCAATATTTCGCAGACAAACTGCCCGCGTTTTCATCGCTGATTATATGGGATAAGCAAAACGGCGACACCCTATTTGCCGACGGTGAAGCCGCGTATTGCAGCATAAAAGGCACGCTGCGTATATGGAAGCACCTGTGGTGCGGCGCAGCCAAAGAAAGCGAACGTGGCGCCAAGGTTATACATATAAATCAGAAGCCCGTCCAGCTTTATAAATGGCTGCTGGCGAAATATGCAAAACCGGGGCAGCGGATCCTGGACACCCACCTGGGCAGCGGATCCATCGCCATCGCGTGCCACGATATGGGATTCGATCTTACCGCTTGCGAAATAGACAAAGAATATTTCGAATCCGCAACCACCCGGCTTCGGCTGCACCAAGAGCAAAAAACACTATTTTCAGAAATTGCCGATAATATCCCTACACCGGATCCGGCTTTAATAGTATAATAACTTTCGCTGCCCAGCCCGCTTGATTTTCGTTTTGTTATCCGGCGACACCCTGGGCGGCTTCCAACAATCGGGCGGGTTGTTTGCCAACTTTACCCGCAACAAATAAACTTTTGGAGGTTTTATGTCGACAGCATTTACAGCAACAAATGTATTAGAAGCCGCTCTTCAATACGCAGATCAAGGGATCCCCGTTATCCCATTACACCACGTGACCTTTACCCAAAGCGCCAGATCTAAAGACGAAGGCGTAATTGTATTACCATCCTGCTCGTGTAAAAATGGCGAAGCCTGCGACAGCAAAGGTAAACACCCCAGGTACCACCCCGAAAATTTAGCACACGGCTTGAAATCCGCATCTACAAATCCACAAACAATACGCACCTGGTTTTCACAATGGCAATATGCGGGCGTGGCGATCTTAGCCGGTAAAGAATCCGGATTTATAGTGGTGGATATCGATCCCAGGCATGGTGGCGACGTTTCGCTTTCCGAATTACAAGAAAAGAACGGAGCGCTGCCCGAGACACTTATGGAAACCACCGGCTCAGGCGGTAAACATATCCTTTTTGAATATCCTGAATTAGACGAAAGCCAAGAAAAAGAAATCCGCAACAGCGCCAACGCGGTGGCACCCGGGATAGACGTGAAAGTGGACGGCGGTTACGTAGTATGCAGCCCATCCATGCACGCCAGCGGTAACCGCTATAAATGGGACAACCCCGGCGCACCAATTGCTAAAATGCCACTTTGGCTTTTAGAATTGATATTGCAAACGAAAACTAAAGAAAAAGGTAAACGCCTGCCACCGCTAATTGCCAACGTGGGCGCCGGGTACGTAGAGGGAGCCCGCAATGATCTATTATTCAAGGAGATCAGCGCCTGGCAGGCACGTGGCGTTCCGGACAGCGCTATAGAAGAGCTGGCGCAGACGCTAAACCAACACGCGTGTAACCCGGCGCTTGAAGAAGCCGAAGTTACCAAGATCGTCGTTTCCGTAATTAATCGCTATGATAAAGGCAACGCCACCAAGCCGCTCACCGACCTGGGCAACGCGGAGCGCTTCAAAGCCAACCATCAAAATAATGTATGCTTCTGCGCTGCCCACGGAGGCTGGCAAATCTGGAACGGCAAACATTGGCGCCAAGACGAATCTTCCGAAGTTCGCAAGTATGCACACCACACCGCACGCCTTATACTTCGCGAAGCCGCGGAGACCAGCGATAAAAGCCAACGCGAAGATATCATTAAGTGGGCAAGAAATTCGGAAAGTATATCGCGCACCCGGGCAATGATAGACCAGGCAGAATCATATTTAACCGTTCCCCAACACAAATTTGACGGCGATCCCTTCGCCTTAAACTGCGCAAATGGAATACTAAACCTGCGCACCGGGGCATTAGAACCGCACGATCGGGAAAAATACTGCAGAAAGCTGGCGCCAGTAAACTATGATCCAGAAGCACCAACCCCAAAATATTGGTTGGAATTTCTGAATAAAATATTTGACGGCGACACCGACTTAATAACTTTCATACAGCAAGCGCTGGGATATTCACTTACCGGGGACGTGGGCAGCCAATGCTTATTCTTCTTACATGGTACCGGCGCCAACGGTAAAAGCACCTTCATAGAAACCGTCGCGGATCTGATGGGCGATTATCACTATAAAACAAGCGCCGAGCTTCTTATGGCAACAAAGAATCCTGGGCGTGGCGGCGACGCAAGCCCGGACGTGGCTTCGCTTCAGGCGTGCCGAATGGTTACAGCCAGCGAACTCGACAGCGGGCGCAGGTTTTCAGAAAGCAAAATTAAAGATCTAACCGGCGGCGACACGATAAAAGCCCGGCGCCTTTTTTGCCCGGAGTTCAATTTCCGTCCGACGCACAAACTATGGATATTTGGCAACAACAAACCAACGATCCGGGACACCGATACCGGGATCTGGCGCAGGATCCGCTTAATCCCATTTAACGTCACTATTCCCGAAGCCGAACGCCAGCAGCATTTTCGCGAACAGTACCTGGTACCCGAGCTGCCCGGGATTTTAAAGTGGGCTGCGCAAGGCTGCCAAGATTGGCTTCAAGCAGGTCACCTTACAACACCGGATTCTGTTTTAGCAGCAACAACCGGCTTCAAAGACGAAATGGATCTACTGGCGGCTTTCATAATGGAAAAATGCAAGTGTGCAGAATACTACTCGTGCCGGGCAGGCAGCCTGTACGACGCTTATAAAAAGTGGGCAGAAACGTCCGGAGAAAATGTATTAAGCGGCACGTATTTCGGACGCGAATTAGGAAAGCGCGGATATAATAAAAAGCACACCGCCAGCGGCACCTTTTACTATGGAATAAGCACGATCGATGAAAGCGATTATATTGCCCAGCCCGAGCCGGAGCCGCGGGATATTTTATCCGAGCTGTAAGCAAACCCGTCATTTAAATTCAAACCCGTCATTGGAATTTTACGAAAAACTGCAGAATTATCGCCAATTTTGCAGTTTTTTCAATGACGGGTTTGCAATAGCAATTTTTCGCTGATGGGTTTTCATACGTGAAATGATGGGTTGACGGCAGTTTCTGCGTAACTTTCTATTGAATATCGCTCGTGTAGAAAACTTACAGGGAAATACCCGTCAACCCGTCAAACCCATCAGCATTGATAATAATTGGAATTATACAGCAATTTATACTTGAATAACCGGTCTATTTATAGTATAATAGAAAGCGGCGGATAGTTCGCCAATATAAAAAGGGACGGTGTAATTTATGGTATACAAAATTACTAATTTTCAAAGAGCACTAATCGTTGGAAACTTCCTGCGATCTAAATGCCACCCCGATATACAAGGATCCATACCCGCCGCCTGCTTATACAACGAATTTGTAAAATGGTATAACGAAAGCCGTAATACAAATATTGAAGGCGAATGCCCGGTTACAAACACCGCCTTCGGATTAGAACTAACCCGCCGCGGTATTAATAAGAAAATTACCGGCACCGGTAAAATACGACGCGGGATTTCATTTAATGAAATTCAAATGAACCCCGAAAATATAAACCTGGAGGAGATATAAAATGACACAACAAAGCCAACCAACACAGCCAACACACCCGTTTGCGCAACAAGCAGAATGCCTGTACGTTTCGCCAACGCTCGACGCCTGGGATATGGATGACTACTTTCCCGGCATTACCAAGATCCGCGATCTTTATATACAAAGCACGTGGTACCGCCAAGTCGAGCCCACATATTACGCCTGGCTGCGAAAACGAACCGCCCAGGTAATTACCAATTTGCAAAAGAACCCCAAATCGCAAAAAACTATTGAAGAACTAAAAGAACGCTTCAATGCCGTCCACCGCTGGGCAATGCAAAATATACCCGAACACTACCTGAAAGAAGCCGTCGCAGCCATGACAGACGAAGCGGTGCGCAACTATGAACTCCCCGGTACCGGAGAAGGCGAAAAAGCAGACCTCTACCAATGGGTTATTTCTACCGCACCCGAACCATTCAGCGATCAGTAAATATGGTATAATGGCAAAACAACAAGGGGATATATAAGCCAAAATGCCAACATGGGAAAAAGCCGACGATTTAAAAGAACTCGCAATAAACGTTATAAATGCCCGACCAGAAGTGGGGCACGTAGACGCAGAGCGAGTTCTTTTCTTATGGGAAATACAAGAAATTAAAGGATCGGCGCTCGGCAGATGCTATTCACTTGCCGGACACCCTATTAAATTTTATACTAATCACGCCTTCGCAATAGTATTTTACCAAGCGAAAACCGAAGCACTATCCCCGCAACAATTAGCACTACTTATGCTGCACGAACTGCTGCATATACCGGCGCTGGGCGATAAATTAGTGGATCACGATATGAAAGACTTTTACCAAGTAATAACCGCCGCCGGAGTTGATTTTTCCTGGGCAGAACCCGGGGCAAATGTACCAGATATTTTAAAAGGATAACGATGGGCAGAAAACCAACAGTAAAAAAAGGCTTAACTATTATCGAAAAACGGCTGTTAAATCACCTGCTGGACGCGGACAACCGTTTCAAATCCGTCGTGCAAATATGCAAGGATTTGTGTATAGACCGCAAGGCATACTATAAAGCCTTTCATAATGAAATTTTCCTTAAAGAATACAAAGAAGAAAGTTACAATATAACAAAGCAAGCGGTGGCGCCCGTTATAAATGCCTGCGTAAAACAAGCCAAGGCAGGCTCCTTCAAGCACGCAGAATTACTACTGAAAATGTCGGGCATGATAGAAGAGCAGGTGGTGCGACCTTATGGGGAAAACGAAAAAGAAAAACTTCAAGAAGCCAGCGTTGCAATATTTATAGACGCGCTAAAAGGCGCCGCTGCCGACGTATGGAAAGCGCCGTTGATAAACGGGAGCGCCAGCCCGGCAGATCAGCCAGAAACGGGCACACGTGGCGAAGGTGGGGACGGTAGTAATGGCTAAACCAATGATCGCCCGCTTCAATATGCAGCCATTTTCAGATCAACAAAAAAGGGTAATGACCTGGTGGCTTCCCGAATCGCCTTATTATGAATATGATATGGTGATCGGTGACGGATCCATACGATCGGGAAAGACGATCGCCTTTATCGCGTCCTTTATACTGTGGTCTACCAGCCAATTCCAAGGTCAAAACTTTATCCTTGCCGGGAAATCGATGGGCGCCTTAAAAAGAAACGTTATTGCAAATATGCTGCAAATTTTCGCTTTCTATAATATCCCGTATACTTATAACCGATCATCAAATTTCATACTAAGCGGGATCGGGGATTACCCGAACACTTATTACCTATTTGGCGCCGATAACGAAGCCAGCCAGGACTACTTGCAAGGCTTAACCGCCGCAGGGGCCTTTCTTGATGAGGCTGCCCTGTGCCACGATGACTTTCGGGAGCAGGCAATTGGCCGCTGCAGCCACGAACGCGCGCGCATTTGGATGAACTGCAATCCTGAGACGCCTTACCACCCGATAAAGACGGAGTATATAGACAGGGCAGAAGATAAGAAAATTCTGCACCTTTTCTTTACCCTGGACGACAACCTCACGCTGCCGCAGCGCACCAAGGATCGCTATAAGCGAATGTTTACCGGCTTATGGTACAAACGGATGATCCTGGGGCTGTGGGTGGCCGCTGAGGGCGCTATTTACGACCAGTGGGATGAAGCGACGCACCTTATAAGCGATAAGACCTTGCCACGCAATAAATACGGGGAGCTGGCGTATACGAATTATTACTTCGGGGCCGACTATGCCACCGGGAATCCCACCGCGATCTACCTGATCGGCAGGGCACCAGCCGGGGAAGGCTCCCGCTGGGATATCCTTCACGAATATTACTACGATTCAAAAAAGGCCCAGCGCCAACTTACCGATCGAGAATACGTGGAAGATTTCAAAAGGTGTATTGAACGCTGGTTTAAACAACTGCGATCGCTGCAACCCGCTAACATGCGGCAGGTCTGGCGGCCCAGGGTGGTAGGCGCGTTTATAGATCCCAGCGCCGCTTCGTTTCGCTTGGCGATAGAACAAGCGGGCTTTGTACCCGTTGTGCCCGCGATTAACGACGTGGTAGACGGGATCCGCACCGTTTCTTCATTATTAAGCGAAGGTTTGCTGCACGTGCATGAACGGTGTAAAATGTTAATACAAGAATTCCCCGGGTATTCTTGGGACGTAAAGTGGGCAAAGAAATGTGGCGAAGACAAGCCGATCAAAGAAAATGATCACGCCTTAGACGCGATCCGGTACCCGATCCACACCGTCCTGGTACCACGCGAAGGCGAAGACAGCGCAGTTTTACCTTATAACGAACTCGGCATTGATGAATATACGCCGGGAATTTCATACACCCGCCCGGGCTGGGCAGAATAATAAAGGCGGTTTAAATATGGCAACAGCAACGTGGACGGATCGGCACAAAGAAATGAAGCAGCGGCATGAATTTCTGCGATCCGTATTTATGGGTCAGCACAAGGTGTTGATTTCTAATAAAGCCGGGGAGCGGGTAGAGGGGCTTATGCACGTGCCCACCGATGTAAACTGGCTGGGCGAGCGTTATACACGCAAATTTTCGTCTTTTGTAATGCCTTTCATGCCCAGCATAAAAACCGCTGTGGCAAGCGATCAAAAATTGATCGATAATATAGTGCAGCGGCTGCGCCTGGACACCCTTGTAACGTCAATTCCAAACGTTGTGAGTTATGCCGGGCACGCTTCGATCAAAATGTATTTTTCCAAAGCCGCCGGGAGCCCGCAGCTAAAGATCTGGGGTGTTGAAGAAGGCGAATTCACTTATTGGGAATATTTACCTGGTGACGATGCCGAACCTATAGCGGTGCAATTTTGGAAAACTGAAAAGGCATCGGCTTCAAATGGCGATTTAATGCACTACCGCGTGTGCGAGCGGTATGAACGGGGAAATGCCCGGGAAATAGCTGACCGGTTATCTACAGCAGCATTGAAGCCGGGCGTCTTAGCGGCACGTGTGGCAGAAATAAATGCCCAGATCGAAGCGATCAAGACAAAGTCGGCGCCAACCGATCAAATTGTACTTATAACGGTGGACGCCTTTTCAGTAAATGTTATCGGCAGCATGAACGACGTGGGCGGGCAAGTTCCGATCTCACAAGTATTCCCGGACGGATCGGTGCCCGCAGCGGACGTGTGGGTCACACCTTATCTTCCCGGGTACCGGCTGCAGAACGTAGATGCGGCTGGTAAAAACCGCGGGGAAAGCGATTATACGATCTCGCTTTTGTATATGCAAGCCGAATTAAACGAATTAACTGCTGGGCGCCGCGGTACTATAAACTTTGTGGGATTTCCCCACGCTGCGGTACCGGATCGTTTCATAGACAAGGCGTCCGGCAAGCTGCGCCGAGAGCAAATGCAAGTGGAGATCGATTACGGGCAAAACAAGGTGCCGGTTACTATTACCGATTGGGATGGGAACCTTGACCTTTCTGCTGAAAATATAAAGATCCTTGATCAGCGCTTTTATGCCTTAACACCGATCACGCCCAGCCTTGAAGGTATGGATGGGGCAGCAACGTCCGGGGAAGCCCGTAAACTGGCGCTGTACCCGGCAGAAGTCGCTATAAACCAGAAGCGGCAGCCATATAAAGACTTTTTCGAATGGATCATTGGCTGCGCCCGCAGTATGGATGCCTTTTTAAATGCCGGTAAGAACGGGCTGGGGACGGCGCCGACAGAAGGATCCGGGGAAACGGAAATTACCACCGATTTTCCACCGGCGATCCCGCCTGCGCTTGAAACCGTAATATCGAATTGCAGCACAATGAAGCGGGACGGTATGGTAAGCGATGAGCAATACCTTCGCGATATAAGGCAGGATTGGAATGAAGAGCAGATCCAGGCGGAGCTGGGAAGAATTAAAAAGAAGCAAGAAGAAGAACTTGCCACGCAAATGGCGCAGGCTGGGGCAGGGGCATTTCCACCTTAGACCTTGTTAGACCTTGTGAACCTATAAAACAACGAAAAAAGCAGCCAGGCATTTCTACCTGGCTGCTTTTTTGCCTTTTAATTTTACTCTTCGCGGCGCTCAGCGTAATTATGGAAGCATTCTTCACATTGGTTGAGCCCGGTTTCGCCTTCTTTGTAGTAATACTCCCCGGCTTGTATTTTTGCCTGGCAATGGTTACACTTAATAATGTCGGTGGCTTTTTCAAGCCGTAACCCCAGCGGGTTTTTCTTCATTTTTTCGATATTTTGTGTCATTGTAATTTTTACCTTTTCTTCATATTCGCGAACGCACAATTCTAAGGTCTCACCCCAGCAAACATAGTTTAATAATGGATGGAAAAGTTGAAAGCCGGGCGTGTATGGATTATATTTCAGTTCCCAGCCATGAACCAGCGCCTGCTTTATATTTTGCGATAGTTCAATGCCCGCACGTATTTTGTGCGCCAGCGCGTCTAACTTGGCAATAGTTTCTTTGAACTTTTCTTGATCGATATTTAAGCGAAAGCCGATCCTTTCATTATTTCCCATTTTCATCGTCTCCTTTCATGCCCGCGGGCATTTTACAGGTTACAAGCGGTTTGTATTTAGACTTAAATTTACGCTCGGCAATTATAGCATTCTCAAGGCACGCTTGCTGCGCTTCAATTTCGCGTTTAATACCGGCGATAATATCGTTGTGGTCTAAACCTAAATCCGCCGCGGGCAGCATATCGGTTATAATACCCATCCCGCCGGTGCTGAAAAGGCTGGCGATAACTTTCTTACCGTTCACGTCCGGGATTGCCGGGTGGAAAGTATACACTTTGTGTATAATTTCCCATTCTTCATCGGTTGGTTGGTAAGCGGTAAGGCTTACCCATTCTTGTCTATTCATGTTTTTACTCCTCACGTAAAAATGGGGTGGTTATTCACCACCCCGCGTTATTTTCAGTATTAGCGTTCGTTTTTCGCGGCGATGGCTTCGCAAAGAAGCTGGGCGCCTTTTTCGTAACCTTCGCAGTAAGGGGGATTTGGGTTACCGTCGCTGGTTATAGCAAGTTCAGCGCGTGGCTGTATATTATCGAAGCCGTCGCGGGCACCGTATAAATACGGGCGGATATCTTCAGGTGCGAGCCCACGCTCGGGTAATTCCAAGTCTACCATAACGCGCTTCGCGTGGTTAATCAGGCGCTGGCTTACGGGCTGCAAGTGGTGGGTACCTGGCGCAGGCGGGTTGTCAAAAATGCGTCTTTCGCGGCTGTACTTAAGAAGGTTGGTGCCTTGCTCGTGTCCTTTAATGTAAAGGCTGCCCAGCCCGTTTTGATCTGCTTCATACCCGTCTTTTACTTCGTTGTAACCGTCGCTGGCGCCTTGCGTAAAAGCATCAAGTTCGGCTCGGGTGTTGAAAGTTCCTATAGAAATTTCAACGGTAAGGTTTTCTTTTTCGTTTTTTAAGGTAATCATTGGGGTGTCCTTTCCCCGGTATAACCCGCCGGGGACGGTAAGTGAAAATTTAATTTTGCTTTCGTAGGTGCTTGGTGGCGCGGCTTGTTGCTAATTCAGCGGCTCCCTGCTCGTAACCCTTAGCGTATAAGTACCCAAGCCCGCGGGATTTGTAGTAATCGTCTTTTTGTGGGGCTTGGTTGTAACCGTCTATCATGCCTTGGAGTTTTGCGTTCGCTTGCATTTTATACTGGAAAAATCCAACGCTTACTTCGCAGCTCAGGTTTTCTTTTTCGTTTACTAAAATCGCCATTTTCATGTCTCCGTTTTTTTATTCCCGGGCGTTGTCTGCGCCGGTAAGTATAGTATACACCTTCCGGTGTATATGTAAACCTATTTTATGCAATATTTTAAAAATAATTTAAATTATTTTTAAAATATTTATCCCGGCAGTTCACCATTATAAGACGCGGCGATTAATTCCATATATATCATGTAATTATAAACGGAAGTAATATCCATATATGTGAACGCCCGCAAAAATAAGCCTTCAATATCGTTTATACTTAGCGCCGCCGCCCGGCTGTTTGTTGTGGGTTTTGAAGGTTGCATAATAAACCAGTACTGACCTTCAAGCAGCCCGCTAAAGAAATAATACGTGCGCTCCGTTGGATCCGCGTTGTATTTATCGCACTTTATACGGGCAGCCGACCAGCGCTGCTGTATGGCAGCAACGGAAGGCGGACGCGACGGGAATGGAAATGGGATCGTTATCCAATAAGGGTCTTCCATGCCCAGTTCTTTGAAAAGTTCCGGATCCGGCATTTTCAGATCCCAATTACTAAACATTGGTTGGCTCCTTTGCCGTTTCTTTAAGCGGCTGGTTAAATAGTAATGAAAGTATGGTGCGCTTGCCACCCTTGCCCAGGCAGAAGCGCGTCACGTTGGCGCCACGCTGCCCGGTAACGATTAAACCTTGCGGGGTGGCGCCTTCTATAGTTAAGTCGGGATAATTTTTGCGGAGCTGGGCAAGAAGCCGCTCCTGGGATTTTGAATATTTCATAGTAAGGATCCTTGCCTGCGTTTCAATTCGGCAATTTCTTTTCGCAGGTCTAATGTTATTTTGGATTTAAGAATTACCGCCGCGTCGCGTTCGCTGCGCAGATCTGAAATCGTGGTGCGCAATTGCGGGACGTCCGCTGCCACGTCGTATAACTTTTGATTTTCTACCCGCAGCTCGTTTAAAAGCTCTTGCATTTTGGCAACGGATCGGTCTATGGTATTTTTGTCTATGGTGGTGCCGAACCTTGCCTGGCTAATATCAATTAAAATACCTTCCATTTCATGCACCAATTTTTCGTGGCGGCTCCGTATTGCCGGGTGCGTTATTTTTTTAGTCATTACTTCACCTCAACGTAGTCTGCTATTAAATTAAGCGCTGCTTCATAGTTTGCGCAAGTGAATAACTTTTCTTTAAGCTCTTTAGCTTTATCGTCCTGCCCGGCTTCTTTTAAAGCGCGGGCAGCGATTCCAACAAGGTTAAAAATGTTACCATTTTGACCGGTCAATTTGCAGACCGGCTTTTTGTTTGTGTTTTTCATTAGAATCCCACCTTTTCTCGGCACTTGGCGCCGATACCATAAGCGATGCTTTCGGGATTAGTAAGCGGGCTCCCGCAAATGCCGCACACGCCCACTTCTATTCCAAACCGGCGGCAGGCTCCCTCAACGTCCTGCGCAATTTTACCAAGTATAACCTTTTTGCATACTCGGGATATTATAGGGGTCTCCGCGAAGCCGCCCGGGGCTCCGGTAAGTAAATCAAGAAATATAACGCCTTCCCATTTCGAATTAGGTTTGCCATTGCTTACCTTGTAAAAGTCGGTGGTGCCGTCTTCCCCGGTAATGGCATAACGCCCGTTGGGGATAACTATGGTGACCGGGGCTTCCGGTGGCGCCACTTCGGCTTGGCTTTTGTTTGGCATTTTCAGAAGGGTGTCGATAACCTTCGAAGCTTCCATTCGGCTGGCGGTGGCGGCGTTGTATTCAATGAAATCCGCGGGGATTGCCTTCCAACCAAGAAGGTGGTCAATAAAATTTTTTTGCTTATTCGTTGCTGGCTCGTGGTAACACATCGTCGGGCTCCTTTTTATTTATTAAAAATTTTGTCTATAAGAATAACCCCGATACTGGGTATTATTAGCATGGAGAAGCAGTAACCGCTCCACAAAAATTCGAAGTAAGTGCTTACTATGGTGGCAAGCGCTAAAAGTAAAATACAAAGGGTTTGCAAAATTTCGCGAATCGCGTGCTTTACCCAAGGTTTCAAAGTTCGTGCTTTCATTAGTTGACCTCTTCGCCAAGTTCGGCAAGTTCGTCTTCGAATTCTTCAATGCCTTCTGTAAGTATTTCTACCATAAGGGTGTCCTTGGCTGCGCGGGCATTTTTCAATTCGGCTTTCATTTTAGTAAGAATTGCTTTTAATTCTTCAATGCGGGCATTTTCAAAAATTTGTGTGTTTGCCATTGCGGGCTCCTTTCCCCGGGCTTTCACCGGGGTGCTTTTTATTTTAGTTATTTTTCGTTTTTTCTGCGTCGATTATGGCTTGGAATTTTAAAAATTCTTTATGCATACAGTTCATACATATATATCCGCCTTCTACTTTGGTGCCGCAGTTACGAATATAAAATCGTGTTCCGCAAGTTTTACATACTGTTGTATTCGGTGCTCTCATTGTATTGGCTCCCCTTTTTTCTTTATGCTGAACGTAGTATACACCGGGCGGTGTATGCTGTCAAGCGGTATTTTCAACTATTTTAAAAAAAAGTTTAATTTATTTTTCTGGCATAAATTAGCGCCGATATTGTATAATAGAACCATGCCTGCACCAACCTTACCAAATATCCCGCCTTCACCATTTGGGGTGGAGCAGAAAGCCAAGGCAATGTCGCAGATCTACCTTGACCTTGACGCAGAACTTCGCCAGCAACTTATGGGAGCCACCCAGGAAGCAATAGCGGGGAATTGGAATTTACGCCGCTCCGCAAATCTTCTGGCGCAGGTAGAAAGCAAACTTACCGATTTACAGGTGCACTTCCAAACCTGGGAAGGCGCCACGCTGCCGCTGGCTGCGCAATGGGGCGGTGATAACGCCCAGGCAGAACTAAAGGCGCAGGCGGGCACCTACCATATACAGCAAGGCGATAATAATACCTGGAACCGAATTAATAAAGAAGCGATAGACGCGCTTGCTTCCGATATCGCCGGGCTGCACGCACAATTCCTGGGGATCATTCCTACACCGGACGGCAAGACGTCAATACTTCGCCAAGCCGATGATTACCTTCGCGTCCTGGGCGGTAAGGAAGTCGCCCGCGGGTTGGGGTTGGGATTAGGATCCGATGAAGTCGCCCGGGCAATGCGAACCGGGGCAATAGAAAGGTTACGTGGTGGGCAGCCGTTGCAACAAATGGCTGCGGGCGTGGATAAGGCGCTGGGAATGGTAGATCGATCCGGACGGGAATGGAGTTTGCACCGATATGGTAGAATGGCTGCCCAGACCGGTATGATGCGATCTATAAATGAAGGCAGCGCTAACAAATTAATGCAATGTGGGCAGCACGTTTACAAAGTAAGCAGCCACGGAACCTTGTGTTTTATTTGTAAAATGTATGAAGGCAAAGTCTTTGCATTTGATACCGAAGGCGAAGCCAAAGGATATCCGCGGTTAAACCGGGACGTTCCGTTCCACCCACATTGTATGCACAGCATAAGCCCGGCAATTTTAGAAATATTGGCGCCTGGGGATTCATACCCAACTTTAACAAAAGCCGAGATCAATATGTCGGATCGGGATCGATATGCGTGGATGCGTGATAACCACCCCGAACTTGCGCAGGCTTCCCGGCAGGGGTTTTCCAAAGAGGCAGAATGGGAGCGCTTTAAAAAGACGGCAAAGGATCCCGAAGGTAACCCGGTACCGCTAAAGGATCTGCGTGGCAGCAACTTTCGTTATGCCGGGATAGAAAAACGGCGCCTGGCAGCAACTGAAAAAATGCTGGCGGATCCGAATTTGCCTTACAACCAAGCGATGGACGTGCAAACCCGCAAGTTTATGGCAACCCCGAATTACCTGAAGCAACGCACCGCGGTAACGCCCACGCAGCAACGGGCGATAACCGACGCGGCTAAGAAGCCCGGTGGCGGTGTAGTACTTAACCGAAATCCCTATTTAAACGGCGATTTGCCACCCGGTGGGTACCACCCGCCCACTTTGCCGCCACCGACGCCACACGTGCCCGCTGCGCCCGTAATACCCGCGGTGCCGTTGGTACCGGCAAGCGATTATATGTCGTTTAAGGAATCTTACCTGGCTGCGAAAAAGGCGATGGAAAATAACCTGCACCCGTCCAGCGATGAATACCAAGCTGCGGTTAAGAATTTATTCGATCAAAAAATGGCATTCAAGAGCCAGCTTGAAGGCATGAAAATGTCGGATCTGAAAGCGATCGCAAAAGAAAAGAAAATAAAAAACTGGGCATTCGCGTCAAAGAACGATTTAATTACGCTGATGTCTGAGGTTTCACCTGTAACCTTAGATAATGTGGCTGAAGCGCTGGCGGCTAAAGTGGCGGGTTATGCCAGCAATGCCAAGCACGCGGCGGCAGCAACGCAAGCGGCGGCTAAGGCAGCAGAAGAAGCGGCAATTGCTGCGGCTAATACTGCGGCGCTTCACGCGGTAAATTCTACTATAACAAAATTTGAGACAATAATTGACCTTTTGGAATATACAAATAATTACGGGCAGTATAAATTACTATTGGATAGTTTTAAAGAATCCAGTAATGCCATATTAAATAATTCAATTCACTTAACTTCCGAGCAGCTTGGGGATTTTTCTAATTTATTATTAAATAAAAAAGCCGCTTACCAGGCGAAGTTATCGGCGATGAAAGTTACCGATCTTAAGAAATTTGCCAAGGATAATCAAATAAAGAACTGGGCTTTCGCTTCGAAAGACGACCTGATTACGTTAATGTCAGAAACGGATCCGGCTAAAATTGAAACGGTAACAAACGGGCTGGCGGCGAAGGTGGCGGGTTATTCCGATAATGCGAAGGCGGCTGCGAAAGCCAAAACCGCCGCGGCGCCTGTAAATGTATCGGTGGATCCCAACCCGGTTATTTCTATAAACGTGCCCGGTTACACGCCCGTTGTACCGACACCGACGTCCGCGGTATTATCATCTACCGTCGCCGATTTTAAGGCGCTGGACGAAGCGTGGATCGCTAATGTAAAACCCAACCCCGACGATTGGTTTGATCTGGTAGGGGACGCCCGGAGCCTTGGTGGAGCGCACGAAAAATATATTTATTCCGATATCAACGGCGACCGGTGGTTATTCAAGCCGGTGGATCGTGATTTCTTATCGCTTGCCGACGAGATGACGTATAAAGTAAGCCGCCTGCTTGATCCGGACGCGGTAGAAATTCGCGAAATAACCCTGGGCGGTAAATTGGGGTCTATCCAGCGAATGAAGATGGGCTTGAAGGATAAAATAAATTATTATGATATTGATCTGGCTGATATCCCAGTTGAAGAAATAAAACAAATCCAGCAGCACCATGTGGTGGATTGGCTAATTTCCAACCATGACGGGCACGCGGGGAACTTTCTGCGTATGGCAAACGGGCGCGTGGTAGAGATCGATCTGGCGCAGACTTTTAAATTTTTTCCAAATGATAAATTGGATATAACTTATCGGGCAAATCATTCACAGACGCTGCACAATGAATTATTCGCTGCGGTAAAGCGGGGCACGATAAAGGTGGATCCGCTTGAAACGTTAAAGGCAATAGAAAAGATCGAAGCGGTTAGTGACGAGCAGTATTTAAATTTAATTTCAGATTTTGCAAAAAGTAAGTATAGAAGCGGCTCGGAACTTAATACATTTTATGAACAAGCGCTGGATCGTAAAAATGGTTTACGCACCGATTTTGAAAAGTTTTATAAGGACGTTTTAAATGATGAGGACTTTACCTTTGAAAGCTTGAAAAAAGTAAAAACTGCGAAGGTGGCGAAGGCGGCGCCGGACAATATATGGGATCCATATATAAGCGATATTAAGAAATTGGGATCGCAAGGTAAGTCGATCCCATTTGATACCAATGTGGTTGAGGATCAGGATCTATTAATTTATACCGAATTCACAAAAGGCACCGCACGCACGCGAAAGCCCACAACGGTGTTCGATCTGAAAATACGCCCGGATCATGATCGGGGATTAATGGATTTCATGCAGCGAAATATGGCTGGTGAAACGTTCGCTGGTGGTGCATTGCCCGGGGACGTATTTTATGAGGATATAATGTACGCTGTGCGCCACTTTAATGCAAACCGGGAAGAGCAAAGATTTAATACAACCCGGTTTGACGAAGCATTCAGGCACCGCAGCGCACTTTCCCAGATCGTTCGATCGGGCTTGCCTGGCGATGATAATTTAGTAAAAATGGCAAAAGAATATTTGGAAGTTATCGATGAACTTTCCCATCGGATTTCTATTGCCAGCAAAGATAGAATGCCAAACTTTATTCAATATGAAGGACGGGCAGTTTATAGCGGCGGCGGGCGATATCAAGTAAAACAATCTAAGTTTACATTAGATGAAAAGAAATCAGAAAACGGACAAAGTTATGTAAAAACGGAAGGCGTAACTATTCGAAAAATACTAAGACACGCAAGCGGCGGTGAAAGCGCAGCCGAAGGCTGGCAGTATTCTATAGATATGGGGGACGGGGTTTCCGTTGTATACAAACCGTGGGTGTCCGATAATATGGATCGTAGCCGTATGTATGCGTTAAGCGGTAAGTTTGAAATGCGTGTTGAAGGTGAAATATCGCACGATATTATGCAAAAGGCGCTGGCGAAGATGGACGAAATGGGAATCCCCGCGGTGCACGCTTCTATGGAAGATATGGAATTGCAATATTTGCATAAGCAGGCTTATTTAACCAAGGATCATATTGAAACCGCTTATGTACAAATGATGGCACGCCTGGAAGCCCGCGGCGCCACCAATAGCGAAATGATCGACGAGATGCGTGGGTATTGGAATAGCAAATTAGGGGTTGCGGACGTAACTAAATTACCCGATTATAACCCCGCGGGGCAGTATAAATACGGGCATTTGGATCCACGTGTGGGTGGTGGGCACCGAGAATTTATACGATTTGATATGCCCGACGATCAATTTGATTATGAAATGGCTGGTTATTCATTATATCACTCAGCAACCGATGAAAGCGATCTGGCTGAGCTTGTGGATATGATTTTGAAAAACAACGGTAACTTTGTAAGTACCGTTGAGAAAATGCGCATCGGGGTGCCGGTGGGCGGTATGTCGCCGGTGCCAGACTGCGGTACCGGCGGCGCCAGCTATTTCTTTACCCGGATCCGGAAGTTCGGAATGCCAGCAGAAGCTTCAAAAGGGTTTTATTTCAAAAAGAAATTACTGAAGCGGATGGACGCTATTTCATACGAAGGCGACGAGTTCGGACGCTGTACAGAAGACTTTGTTACCCGTAAGCGGCGCAGCGATTATGCTGGGTGGAATGACTGCGCAGCGGACGCGGGGCATAATGAAACCATATTCAAACATTCGGTTTCTATGGTAGATAATATCGATAAAATTAAAGCCAGCAGCCAAGAAGCAAAAGAAGAAATTATTGCAGTATTTAAAAAGTATGGAATAGAAAAACTGCCGGACGGGCGATGGGTAAAGGATATTGTAAAATGCCCGACCGACAGAAGGTAACTTATTCTTTAGGTTTCCAATTTATTGCGTATTTTATGCCTTGCTGAATATATTCATTGTCTATACTATCAAAGCGATTTTTATTATCGCGGCGGTATTGCTGCCATATATTCCAATCAGCAATAGCTAAAATATCGGTTTCGTCCAGCGCTTTAAAATCAAACTGCGTGCCTTTTGGGTTTACTATACTTATGCCGGTGTCGCCCAGGGGCATTACTTTAACCGCGTGGATAAAATGAACGCATCGCCATTCTTGATCGTAACCAACCTCAAACAAGGTAATCCACGCCATTTCCAAGCCTTCGTCTACCCGGGCAACGTGCAGCAGCGCTTGGTTACCGGTGCGATCTTGGTAGAAGCCGTCCGCCCAGAACATTTCCATACCAAAGCCGGTTTCGTTCAGCTTTTTAACTATGGCTTCTATTTCTTCTTTTTTCAATTTGTGCCGCCTTTTCATACCGGGAACGCAAGAAAACACCGCTCTGGCAGGTCTTGAGCGGTGTTAATTTAAATCCCTGCGGTATTATTTTATTTTCATTAGTATAAACCAACCGGTTGTTACTGTCAAGCGGCTGGTGAAAATAATTTTATTTAATTTATATTTTAATTCATGCCTGGGCGCTAATATTTTGAATTTAACTAATAAACGTGGTAAAATAACCGCAGGATTTAGGAGCCAAACCCGAACCCGCCGGGGTATTAGCGGGGCGTCTACCAGGCACCTTAAATCAAATTTAACCGCACCCGTCGGGTAAACGGGGACTGGAGCCAAAAATGCCATATAAAAAGAACGACGAGTATTCTTTGGAAGATTGGAATGCCGATATGAAAGCGGCACGTGAAGCTGCCGAATCGGCTGCCGACGCAAAGTACACGCGCGAAGTAACCGGTCTAAAAGGTGAACTCGAAACGTTGAAGAAAACCAACGATGATCTGGTGGCGGTAAAAACTTCCCTTACCGGGGAAAATGCCACTTTGAAAGAATCGGCTGGGAAAGCGGAGAAGACGTCAATTGCATATCGCGAATTGATAAAGGCGGGAGTAAAGCCAAATCGAATTGATAAGGCGATCCTGCACCTGGGGGACGATGCTGACTTCAGCACACCCGAAAAAGCGACGGCAACCATTGGGAAATTAAAAGATCCCGAGCTTGGTATTCCCGAATTTTTCAATCCCGCAGGATCTGGTACCGCGGGCGGAGCGGGCTCCGGTGATAACAAAGGTGCTGGACAAGGCGCTGCCGGATCAAATGCCGGTGCTGGCGCCGGACAAGGCGCGTGGGGCGGATCTGGTGGATCAAACACCGGTGGCGGGGACGTTGATATACAAACCCGAATTGCCGAAGCCACCAAGAATGGCGACCACGTAACCGCGATTTCATTACAACGCGAAGCGGCTTATGCTGCGAAGACTACCGGCTAACCGGTAGAAAAAATTTACTAAAAAGGTGATAAAATTATGCCTGGTATTACCGGACAAGGGACAACTTTTAATCTCCCGAATTATACGGGTCAGTTATTTAATATAACACCCGCTGACACCCCGCTGCTTTCCATGATCGGTGGGTTAACCGGTGGCAAGCCCACCAACCAGAAAGAGTTCGAATGGCAGACTTCTGATCTTCGCGATCCGGAAAT